TTATGATAGAAGTCACATATATGTGAAAGGAACACCCATTCACATTAAAGCATCTTTGTTGTATAATAATTTGCTGAAAAAGTATGGATTGAGAAATCTACAACCAATAATGAGTGGTGATAAGATTAAGTATTGTTATTTAAAACTACCAAATAAAATACAAGACACCGTAATTTCTAACCTAGATAATTTGCCTGATGAGTTGGGATTAAACCAATATATTGATTATGAAAAACAATTCGATAAATCTTTTATCGAACCACTAAAATCTATTACAAGTATTATCAGTTGGGATTATGAGAAGAAATTAACTTTGGAGGATTTTTTTAATGTCTGACGAAAATATCTATACAACAATTTTGATAGTATGAAAGAAGCAGCAATTTATTACCAAGTATCCCCTGGAACTATAACATATAGAGTTAATAGTGATAATTTCAAAAATTGGTATTTTATATAAGGAAAAGATATGTCAAATCTATTAGAAAAACTAAAGAAATCAGGTTCTATTAAAGATACATTATTACTCAGCGAATCTAAATTTTTTAACATTAAAGATACTATTCCTACAAACATTCCTATCATTAATATTGCTTTAAGTGGTTCTATGAAAGGCGGTCTTTCATCAGGATTAACATTTATTGCAGGAGAATCTAAAAACTTTAAATCATTACTTGGATTAATGTTAGTAAAAGCATATTTAAATAAGTATGAAGATGCTATTTGCTTGTTTTATGACTCGGAATTTGGTATAACACCAGAGTACATCCAAACAAATGGAATTGATACCAATAGGGTTTTACATATTCCTATTGAACATCTTGAACAATTAAAATTTGATATCTCTAAAAGATTAGAAAGCATCGATAGAGATGATAGAGTTATTATATTTGTAGATTCAGTTGGAAATTTAGCTTCAAAGAAAGAAGTTGAAGATGCTTTAGATGGTAAATCGGTTGCAGATATGTCTAGGGCAAAAGTAATGAAATCTTTATGGAGAATTGTAACACCACATTTAACAATAAAAGATATTCCTTGTGTTGCTATTAATCACACGTATCAAACTATGGAAATGTATTCCAAACCAATTATGAGTGGTGGTACAGGAGGTATGTATAGTTCAAATAAAGTTTTATTTATTTCAAAAGCACAAGATAAAGATAAAACAAGTAAAGAATTATTGGGCTATGATTTTACTATTAATATTGAAAAATCAAGATTGGTAAAAGAAAAATCAAAATTTACTTTTAATGTTAAATTTGATGGAGGTATTAATAAATGGTCAGGTTTATTAGATTTAGCAATTGATGCAGGATTAGTTGTTAAACCAAGTCAAGGATGGTATTCAAAAGTAAATCAAGAAACAGGCGAGATTGAAGATAAAAAATATAGAGAAAAAGAAACTAATAACAGGGAGTTTTGGAAAGATATTATATCAAATGAAAAATTTAATATATTCATTGAAGAAAAATATCAGTTAAGTAAAAAGACAAAAATTTTAGATGTAGAGGAAGATGAAGTAGAATGAGCATAGAAAGAGTTATTTTTGATAATTTAATCTTTAATGAAACTTATGGAAGAAAGGTTATTCCTTTTCTCAAAGAAGAGTATTTCTCTGATAGAAATGAAAAGATTGTATTCAATCTAATTGATGATTATGTAAAAAACTATAATTCTTTTCCAACAAAAGAAGCACTCTATATTGACCTTACAAATAAGGAAGGAATCAATGAAGATTCCTTTCAAACTTGTAAAGAAATAGTTGATAATATTAACAAACAATATGACACAGATTTGGACTGGTTACTTAATCAAACAGAAAAGTTTTGTCAAGAGAAGTCTGTGTATAATGCTATAATGGAGAGTATTTCTATTTTGGATGATAAAACAGGTAAGAAAACAAAAGGTGCTATTCCAGATATTCTATCGAATGCACTTGCTGTTTCATTTGATTCACATATTGGTCACGACTTTATTGAAAATTATGAAGAGAGGTTTGATTTCTATCATCGTAAAGAAGTTAGGGTTGAATTTGATTTAGATTATTTTAATGTAATCACTCGTGGTGGATTACCAAGGAAAACTTTGAACATTGCAATTTCAGGAACTGGCGTTGGGAAAACTCTTTGTATGTGTCACTTTGCTTCTGCTAACCTTTCAGCAGGATTAAATGTTCTTTATATTACAATGGAAATGTCAGAAGAAAAGATTGCTGAAAGAATTGATGCTAATTTACTTGATGTTTCTTTAGAGAATTTATCAACATTACCAAAAGAATCATATGATAAAAAGATGAAACGACTAAAGGAAAAAACAAAGGGTAAGTTGATTATCAAAGAATATCCAACTGCTTGTGCAGGTTCTGGTAATTTTCGCCATCTTTTGAATGAACTTAAAATTAAGAAAAGTTTTGTGCCAGATATTATCTATATTGATTATCTTAATATTTGTTTATCCACAAGGTTGAAATCTAACTCTAATGCAAATTCTTATACTTTCATTAAAGCAATTGCTGAAGAACTACGAGGTCTAGCAGTGGAATACAATGTTCCTATTGTATCTGCAACTCAAACAACTAGAAGTGGATATTCAAATTCTGATTTAGGATTAGAAGATACTTCTGAAAGTTTTGGACTTCCAGCAACTGCAGATTTTATGTTTGCACTTATCTCAACAGAAGAGTTAGAGTCACTTAATCAGATTATGGTTAAACAACTTAAAAATAGATATTCCGACCCAAGTTCTAATCGTAGATTTGTTGTTGGTATTGATAGAAGTAAAATGCGTCTCTATAATGCAGAAGATAATGCACAAGAAGATATTGTTGATGGTCCATTATCACAAAAGAACTTTGATAATAGTCGTTTGAAGGAATTATTCAGTGAAGTATAAAATTGTAAGAAGAAATCGTAAGCACTGTATTCTAGAGCTAGAAACAGATCAAATTATATGTTGTTTTGAGGAACAAGATAGTGCTAGGAAAAGTATGAACCACTTAAACTATGGTGGTGGTTTTGATGGTTGGACTCCAGAGTTTTTAACTCTAAAAGAGTTAAAGTATAAATATAGTTAAAAACAATGGAGTAATAAATGCTTTCCTTTAAAGAATATTCAGAGTCAAGAAAAATAAACACACATTATGAAATCTTGAGGAACAAGAAGCCCAACCCAGATCTTAAAGAAATAGATGCTGCTCATAGATTAGGACTTATAACACCAGAACAACGTGAAGAACTTTTAAAAGATTTAAAAAAATAAAATAGGAATTATTAAATGATTTCCTTCAAAGAATATTCTCAGTTAAATGAAAGTCCTGATGTTTTATCTCACGCAGTAAATCATTTAGTCAATCATCCTATTACTAAAGATTTTAAAAGAAAAGTTGGTGATGTAAGAAGAGCAGCAAAGTTTTTTGTAGATGAGCATAAACCTGCTATTATGGATGGATATTCACAAGCAGCTGGAGCAGACCCTAGTGCTCCAGATATGGGTGGACCTACAGTTATTCATACTATAATGACTGGTGTTTTTGATGGTAAAAATTTATATAATAGCTGGAAAGAACATTTAAAAACTGCTTCAGAAATTAGAGGTAAACAAAGAACATTAGGATTATCAAAATGAATTATTTAGAAAAAGCAGCAGCATTTAATATAACAGAAGAACTTTTCCATCATTTAGAAAATGAGATTCCACTACACGAAAATTTATTTCGTGTTGGTTCTGAAAAGTATTATGAACTATTTCGTGAGGCAAGAGACTTATATTATGAAGGTTTAATTGACCTAGAAGGAACAGACAAATATTTGATTGAAGAAACAGATATTGGTGAGTTTGCTGAATATGAAGGTCAAATTGTTCCTCTTGATTGTCCTATGATTGAAGATGATGATGAAATAGAAGAAGAAAAGAAAGACCCACCAATTGGTAAACCAATGAAGGGTGGACCAAAGAAATTTTATGTTTATGTAAGAACACCAGATGGTGGTGTAAAAAAAGTCAC